TCCAATACATATTTATGAGTGTATTTCAACTTGATATTTAATAATAGTCTATAGAGACACAGTGGCACCATATTAAACTAACCATCTGTCTGACAAGGATTTAAGTTCTGTATACAAATTATCATTCACTAAATCTTAATCCAATATATCTTACACCTGTTTGCGCATAGCGTTGCGCAGATCTGACAGGTCATTATCTACATCTTAATAAAACTTCTTATGTAAGTTGAGAATTTTATTTTTCTAAATTTAAATAATGTAGATATTCATCATCGATGCTATTAAACTGATTATTATAAGGGCCTTCATATATAATAGCCCCGTTTGTAATAGATTATATCAGTTAATCTGTCACAGATGTATAATTCTATAGCTCTTCTAAATTATATTTCAGTTGTTCAGTAAATTTTTCAAACATTTCACTAGAAAATGCATTTTTAACATCGTGATTTAAATTGTTAAATAACATTTTACCAATGCCATGATAATCAGATGCTATGACAACAATGTGACGTTCTCTAGGTTAGCTAATAATTAAATCAATTGTATTTTGAATCTACTATCTATACAACATATTGTAACAATTATCCAGGCCTGGTGAACCAGAAAGAGATGGAATGCTATTCTATATCATTTCTTTACTGATATCCATACCTTGAGTTGCTACATAATCAGCTAATTATCTAGGCATACGGCCAATAAGATTCATTTCTACATATTTTGATCTATTATTCATTTTAAAAACTTAATTTTCTTTATTTTAATAAGATCTATCCTGTAGGCCTTGTACCTATTAAACTTAAATATTCAGTAACAGATTTCTATTTTGTGGCATAGCTCCATTAAAAATCAGTTTAGGCTTTTCTTTCTTGATACTGACTTTACTACCCTCTACTCCTTTTAGACTAATTTGGTTGTATTTGGGCACTCTACGATAGACTTGTTTCTTCTATGGTTTAGCTTCTACATGAAAGTATGACCTTGATTTATCCAAGAATGAGAAACACTATACTTAATATTATGACATTGGAGTCATCTTATCCAGACTTATTAAATTATCTTTTAT